AACTGCCGACTTTATTGCAGAAATTATTGTCAATGAAGATCAAATAGATGCTAGTATTAACGATCTTAAAGAATACAAGAAACCTAATAGCAAATTTGAATATACTATGTTAAAAGGTACAGAAAGTGTAACTCAAACTAATTACGAACAATATGACGAGAAGCCTAACAACAGCGATAAAGAACGAACTAGCAACAAATGATGTTCGCCCTGTTCATCTTATTTCTATAGGCTTTGCAACTCCTGTTAATATAACAGATTGCTCATTTGATCTAACATCATCAGTTTCAGGCTCATCAGTTACATATTCTTCTAGTGATTTTATATTAGGTATATCTAATCATAGTGAACAAACAGATTTAACAAAGGCTAGTTTAGATTTAACATTATCAGGTGCAGATCAAACATTTATATCTTTAGTTTTAAATGAAAATGTAACTAATGACACAGTAGATATTTATAGAGGTTTTTTAAATGATTCTAATACATTAATTGCTGACCCATTTCTTTTATATAAAGGTCATGTAGAAAGTTTTGGAATACAAGAATCAGAAAATTCAAGTGCAGTTAATCTATCTATAGTTTCACATTGGGCTGATTTTGAAAAAAAGAATGGTCGTAAAACAAATAATGTATCACAACAAAGATTTTTTAGTACAGATGTTGGAATGGATTTTAGTTCGCAAACTGTATTAGATATAAAATGGGGTAGAGCATAATGGGTCTTAGAAAAGCATTAAAAAGAAGTGTTGGAAAATTTATATCTCCTATTTTAAAAGTTTTTGGAGTTAATCCTTTTGTTGCATTAGGTATTAGCTTATTTTTATCTTGGATATTAAGACCAAAAGTTCCTGAACTAGAAGATTTTGGAACTAACTCTTTTGATGATTTTGAAAGAGGATTATTAGTTAATAAACAATCTAATGACGCAAATATTCCTGTAATTTATGGAGAAAGACTTACAGGGGGTACTAGAGTGTTCATGGAAACTTCTGGTACAGATAACACTTACTTATACATGGCTATCGTTATGGCAGAGGGAGAAATAAACGATATAGAAGAAATAAGAGTAGATGATAAAGTTGTTACTTTTGCATCTAGTTTTTCAGATGGTACAGCAGTTGAAGTAGGAAGTGGAGATGCTAATTTTTATAAAGATAGTGAAAGTTTAATTAGAGTAGAGCCTCATTATGGAACAGATGGCCAATCAGCATCATCTTTATTATCTACATTATCATCATGGGGAAGTAATCATAAATTATCTGGTCTTTGTTATTTAGCGATTAGATTAAAATGGAACTCAGACGCATTTGCTGGACTTCCAAAAATACAAGCAAAGATACAAGGTAAAAAAGTTGTATCTTATAATTCAAGTTTAGTTGCTCAAACTCCAGCATATTCAACAAATCCAGCATGGTGTTTATTAGATTATTTAACTAACACTAGATATGGAAAAGGTTTAACAACAAGTGAAATAAATTTACAAAGTTTTTATGATGCCTCAGTTGTTTGTACAACACAAGTAACACCATATTCAGGTGGTAGTGATATAAATATTTTTGACACAAATACTGCGTTAGATACTTCAAGAAATATCTTAACTAATGTTAGAGAACTTATAAAAGGTTGTAGAGGTTATCTTCCATATAGTGCTGGTAAATATAGTTTAGTTATCGAAACAACAGGAACTGCAAGTATTACATTAACAGAAGATGATATTATAGGTGGATATAGTTTAACAACACCTGATAAAAATGAAAAATATAATAGAGTTATAGTTGGCTTTGTTGACCCAGCAAGAAATTATCAAGTTAATGAAGTTCAATATCCAGCTATTGATGATAGTGGTTATGCAACAGCAGATAAACACGCAACTATGAAAACTGCTGATGGTGGATTCTTATTAGAGGGTAGATTTTCATTCAGTACAATTACAAGCCAATATCAAGCAGAAGAAATGGCAGAGGTTATACTTAGAAGAAGTAGAGAAGCATTATCTTTAGGTATTACAGTTAGTTTAGATGCTTATGATTTAGCAATTGGAGATATAGTTAATATTACACATTCTTCTTTAGGATTCTCTGCTAAACCTTTTAGAGTTCTTGGAATAACTTTTAATGAAGATTTTACAGTTGGTTTATCTTTAGTAGAACATCAAGATAGTCATTATACTTGGGCAACTAAAACACAAGCAACAGCAACACCAACAACAAATTTACCTAATCCATTTACTATCCAACCACCAGCAAGTGTAACATTAGATGATACTTTAATTGAATATAATGATGGAACTGTAATTGTAGCTTTAGATGTATCAATAGGTGCTTCTCCAGATAGCTTTATTGATTATTACCAAGTAGAGTACAAAAGGAGTACAGATTCAGATTTTATTATTTATGCACAAGGTTCAGGATTAAATCACAGAGTTTTAAATGTAATTGACCAAGAAACTTATGATGTAAGGGTTAAAGCTGTAAATAGTTTAGGTGTATCATCAACTTATGTTTCTGCACAAAGAACAATCATTGGTGCTATTGAACCACCTAGTGATGTAGAGGATTTTGCTTGTAATATTGTAGGACAAGAGGCTCACTTATCATGGACACAAATACCAGATTTAGATTTAGCATATTATAATTTAAGATTTAGTGAAGAAACAGATGGTACTGCTGATTGGCAGAACTCAGTAGCATTAGTAGAAAAAGTATCAAGACCAGCAACTTCAATATCTGTACCAGCTAGGGCTGGAACTTATCTTTTAAAAGCTGTTGATAAGCTAGGAAACTTTAGTTCAAATGCTACAGCAATTATTTCTAATGTAACAGGAGTTGCTAATTTTAATACTATTTCAACACAATCTGAACACCCAGATTTTGATGGAACTTTAACTAATACTGTAATTACAGATGATGCTATTGAATTAGATTCTTCTGAATTATTTGATAGTGCGTCAGGGAACTTTGATTCTGAAACAACTAGATTCTTTGATTCTGGTGTTGCTAATGCTGACTTCTTTGCAAGTGGTAATTATCTATTCGCAGATGTAATTGATATAGGTGCTAAACACACAGCTAGAATTACAGCATCATTAACTCAAACATCAGATAACCCAGATGACTTATTTGATAACAGATCAGGATTATTTGATTCTGCTTCTTCTAACTTTGACGGAGATACACCAGCTAATGCAAATGCTCATATAGAAGTTGCAACAAGTGATGATAATGTAACTTATACAGCTTTTCAAAACTTTGTTATTGGAGATTACACAGCAAGATATTTTAAATTTAGAGTAGTATTAATTTCAAGAGATGGTGCTTCTACACCTAGAGTTTCAGCAGTAACAGTAACGATTGATATGCCTGACAGAATATTTAGTGGTAATGATATAGTATCTGGTGCTGGAACTAAAACTGTAACATTTACAAATCCATATAAAACTGTTAATTATGCAATTGGAATTACAGGACAAGGAATGGCCACAGGAGATTTCTTTCTTGTAGAAAACAAAACTATTAATGGATTTGATGTAACATTTAAAAATTCAAGTAATACTGCAATATCAAAAACATTTGATTTTATTGCAAAAGGGTTTTAAAAGGAGTATAAACACATCATGGCACAACACGATTACGACATAGCGAACCAATCATTCCCAGCTTTTAGAACTGATCTAAACAATGTTCTAGGTGCTATTAATTCATCTAATTCAGGTACATCAAGACCAAGTTCTGCTGTCGCTGGTACGATTTGGCTAGACACAACATCAGCAACTACTCCTACTCTTAAATACTATGATGGTGCTGGAGATATATCTCTTGCAACTTTAGACCATTCAGCAAACACAGTTAATTGGTTAGATAGTTCAGTTGTAGCAGATTTAGTAAATGACACCTCTCCACAATTAGGTGGTAATCTAGATGTTAATGGAAACGATATTGTTTCAACATCAAATGCAGATATAGATATTATTCCTAATGGAACAGGAGATGTAAATTTAAGTGCTGATACAGTACAAATTGGCGATAACAATGCTAACGCAACTCTAACAACACAAGGTACAGGAGATTTAATTCTTAATACAAACAATGGCACTAATGCTGGAAACATAACTTTAGAAGATGGTGCTAATGGTCATATTCAATTTACAACAAATGGCACAGGAACAATTAAATTTAACGATCTAGCTTATATTCCTCAACAAGCATTAACTTCATCATCAAATGCTGTTGCTTGGGATACTCAAGCAAAACCAAACGCATATCATCTAACATCAGAAAACACTACTTTCTCTGCACCTACTAACGCTGTAGAGGGTGCTTTTATTTGTGTAGAGATTAATTACAATGGCTCACACACAATAGCTTTTAATACTGTATTTGAATTTGCTGGAAGCACAGCACCAACATTTACTTCAACAGATG